TTAACCACATCATCCTTGAGTAGCACGCTGTCAATAGTAACACCGGAACCTGCTGTAGTCTCGTCGATGGTATTTGTAGTAATTTTCTGCCCATTATCAACAATGATGTTATTTGAGCCTGTCGTGTTACCGTTGGCTAGAACCTCAGACAACTCGTTGTTCGCGCCAACCTGTGCATCCACATAGGCTTTGATCGACTGCTGTGTAGCCAAGGATGTGGCGCTGTTTGACGCCATGTTATCTTCATCAAGGACCGCTGTGACTGTTGTGCTAGTACCCAACTGTAGAGACGTAGTATGTGTAAGAGCTTCAACGACATTTGTACCGTCACAGAACAAGAACGTAGTGCGTCCATTAGGTATAAGAACACCCGTACCCGATGCAGTTTTTACTGTAATATTCTGTCCAGCCGCGTTCTTTACAATGTAAATTTTAGACGCCGTAGGACATACAACTGCACCTGCACCAGACAACGCTGTACCCGTATCAGTAAGCTCCAACATAGCACAACGTGATTCTGAGGTCGTACCGTTGGCGCTAGTAAGCGTGTGTGAGTTTGTGGTCCACGTATTGATAACCGCACGTCCCGCGATAGCCTGTTCAACCATCGACGTGATATTGTCGTTAACCACGTCACCCCATGTGCCGCTAAGTTCACCCTGAACTGGCAGAGCAAGTTTAAGTATCGGTGAGTATTGCGTTGTCATGTTTCAGTCCTCATGCGGCTATATCTTGCCAGTTTGGAGTTTGTGTTTCAGATACGGTCCCCCATGAAGGAGATTGCGTACTGGCGATAGGTGTCCAATTAGGTGTTTGGTTGTCATCAATCTCGCCCCATACGTTAGCGAAGCCAATAATTCCCGTAGCTGCAAGCCCTGTAACAGATATATCTGCGTTAGCTGATGCGACTACAGTACCAAGTTCTGCGTTCCCTTGCAATCCCGTAACTGAAACTACAATTCCAAGCCCGATAAATACGTCACCTATTTCACCGTCAGCTTCTACGCCTGTAGGTGACACGTTAGCTGTACCAGTCATGGTAACAGTGCCTACCGCGCCATCGGCTTCTACGCCCGTAACGGGTATATTAGCCTCAGCGTCTACTGTGGCTGTACCGATTTCACCATCGGCCTCTACACCTGTTGGGAAGATGTTAGCCGTTCCGGTCATAGTGACAGTGCCTATAGCACCATCGGCTTCTACTCCGGTTACTGGTATCTCTGCAGCGGCGGTAACCGTGACTGTGCCTATTGAGCCTACTGCGCGAACAGCTTGAACAAGGACATCCGCCTCGGCGTCAATACCTACGACATTTACGTGTCCATCGGCTTCAACACCTGTAACAGCAACAACTGCCTCTGCATCAACAGTGACAGACCCAATAGCGCCTTCTGCGGCTACGCCATCAACGTAGACAATAGTTAGGTCAGTGCCCCAAGCCGTTTGGCCCCAAGCACCTGAACCCCAACCTACGTATTCTACAGAAGACGGCATCTAGCCACCTTACGGAGTAGCGATACGCACAATAGCGTTTGTAGCGTCCGCTGTGGGGAACTGAACCTGAAAGTCACCCGCTGTAGAAGTTTTATCTGCTCCAAAATCAAGAACGGCAACCGCAGGGTTTGTACCGCCGACTTTGTAGATCAACGCTCCACGCGCCGTGATTGTAGCATTAGTCCATGTTGTGTCCGCAAAATCTAAAAACGCCGTAGTACCTGATGCTGCAGGGTTAGCGGAGATAGTAAGTGTGTTACCTCCCGCGGTGTACCCTGTACCTGAACTACTAACTTCATTTGTAGTTGCATACGCTGTAGTACCCGCGCCTAAATCTGCGCTCGACGTATACAGAGCGATCTTAAAAGTTTGTGATGTGTTACTGCTAAAATCCATCTCGCCGTCTAATAGAGCGACTTTGAAGGATGTGCACATTGCTTGTGTAATTGCCATTTCTGTCTCCTTAACTTACTGGCACTCGGAACTGCCCCGAGCGATATGCGTCTTCACGTAGTTTGCCGTCACCCAAAGTTTTAAGCAACGCGATAGCTTGCAAGTACATCTTCTCGTACATTGCGACAATATCTGGTTCACCTTTCATAAAGCGTATAGCTTCAATCAAAGCTCCGTTTAGTAGTGCAGAGTCAAACTCTTCACCAAGCCACGTAGTGCCCGCAGTAACAATAGATTGCGGGTAGTATCCGTAGTGCAACTCCATGGCATATGAGCTGTTTGGGGTGGGTCCAAGGATAATTGTGTCATCATCGAAGTAAGCATAATGTTTTGGTAACCCCGTTGATGTTGGGTTGGGGTACGCTTCTCGCATAAAGTTTACGTCTTTGTTAAGGAGGTAATGATACACACCACTACCATCTACCACCGCAAGGCTGTAGCTGTACAAAAAGTCACTTGGGGAAGACAAGTAGTTATTACTTGCTGTCACTGTACCTGTAACATTCTTACGCAGCGCAGGTATCTGCACCGTGTTGTATATCTTCTGTTCAGCCTGCTGTGTGAACATAGCGAGCTGGTCATCTGTAAACGAGTTTTCACAGATGTCTTCGATGTTAGTTTTCAGCTCGGTATAATTCATAGCTTATGCCATTGGCCCCCGTGCATACAAACCTTTGGTCGCTGCGCCTGTGCCGCGTACCTTGATTTTACCACCCTTTTTGTAGGCCGTTTGCATAGGCTGGCCTGTCTTCTTTGCTTCCTTTGCGGCGGCTTTCTTACCTGCTGCATCGTATCCGAACATCTTATTTCCAACTTTGGGCATAGCGCACCTCCTATGTTATACTTACGGTAACTTGGCCAACCTGACCAGCACCTACTAAATTGTTAGGGGTAAGCCCAAACGGATCATCCCCTCCACCTACAGGGTTCCAACCCCACTGAATACCACGGCTACTTGTATCCCCAGACGGCCCTAAACTCTGATCGGGACGTGGATTGCGTATAGCCTGTGGGTCATCAACAGGAAACTCACCCAACTTCAACTGTGGGTGGTCTGGACTCCAACACTCAGGACAAGCCTTTATATTCGTATCTCGACCTTTCACAAATAGGTTCTTTAGCTCCCGTAGCTTGTACTGGAACCCGCATACATCGCAGAGCGCTAACGCTTTCTTTGCTGATGCAAACCTAGTCGTCATTAGGCGATCCTACCTATTCTAGGCACAAACCGTGCCGCTGTTTTCTCTCGGTCCTCGCCCGCAGCCATCTCGAACTGCTCGTCGTACACAGCTTTTAACATTGGTATACGTTCAGCTAGTTCAGGAACCTTCATAGCAATGTGGTAAGCTAACCCAGCAACAAGGCATGGGAAGAAACGAAAGTTCATATCTGCTGTCTGTACCCCAGACCCAGCGTCCTGAATACGACGCATACGCCAGTAATATAACACGTAATTGTTGTTGTCAGGCACAGGCCATACATTTACCTTCGGTGCATCGCGTAAACGTTCGACATAGAGCTGTATGGGACGCCCTTGTGTTAACTTGTTAGGTATAGACGCGTACGTACTTACACTGATCCTGCTTATAGTAAGATCAGATTGTGTCGAGGTGTTACCACTATTAGTACGTATTTGGTGTTCTAACAAATCAATAGTATCTGCTGGTAGTGTGTACTGTGTGGTGCCCTGCACTAGGTTTATCGTGCCAGAATCAATAGTCCACATATTGATGCCGCGGTTTTGCCACTCAATCGTCATCAAATTCATGGATCGTCTGGCAGTGCGCAAGTCGTAGCCAGAACGCATCTCGCGGCCCGCACGTTCCCATGCTTCCTCCGCTATCTCGGTGAAGTCCATATCGAACGCTGTGGTGCCTGATGTCGTCATTTCTTACGCCTCTTTAGCGGAGATACCCGTCTGGGCTTACCCGCTGGTTGTCCTAAACGCTTCTTCTGCGCTATACGCTTGCTTTTCTCAGCCTTCGTCATTTCCCCGCTAGTTTTTGGAGTTTTGCTAGAAACTCGTTTAGATGGTCTACAGTACGGTGTACCTCGGCTCTCACCTTTTTTACGACCACACGGCTTACCCGTCTTAACATCTTTCCAGTCCTCCTTGAACCAGCGTTTAAGTGCAGCACCTTTTGCGGTTTTGCGAACAGCCATTACTTGCCCGCCTTCTTCTTTCTACATTTTGCAATGGCCCCACTCGCATACGCGCTCGGGAACACATTATAAATTGCCTTTACTTTGTGGTAACACGCATCCTTGACGGTGCCGCCCTTCTTGTAGCCTTTGCTACATTTAGAACAGCCACAGCTACCGGATTTGTAATACCTACGCATCAGCGCATCTTACAGACTTTACCGCCACGGGCCATGCCGTAGCCGCGGATTTTACCACCCTTTTTATAGCCTTTCTTCATCATGCCGCCTTTAGCATAACCTTTTTTAGCCATACCGCCTTTTTTAAACACGCCACGACCCTTCAAAACATCCGCCTGAGTTACCTTACCATCACCAGTAAGGTCAGGCATTTTACCGCCTTTTTTGTAACCTTTCTTAGCCATACCGCCAGCTTTCATCATAGGCATCGCTTCATCTGCACGGCGCTTTGCGGCACGGTTACCCCGCTCTGCGGCACCGATCTCTTCTGGAGTTGGCATCGGAGGACGGGCCTTTGGGCGTGGCGAAGAAGTCATACCCGTTGCTGGACGGGCCTTTGGGCGCTTCATAGGCATAGTCATCGCGCTGCCTACGG